AAGGTAGCATTAGTGAATACAGTTGCAACGTTAACAGTTGCGTTAGTAAAGATTGTAGCAATGTCAATTGTAGCTCCGTTTCCATGAATAGCTGATACTGGGATTGTACATCCATTTCCGTGTATAGCAGATACTGGGATTGTACATCCATTACCATGAATTGCTGTTGCATCGAATGTAAGAGAAGCAGCACCGCCACCACCAAGTTGAGCATCAGCAATTGTGATTGTCTCATTGACAATGAAACCAGCTCCATCATCTGTGACAGTGATGGAATCAACAGTACCACCGACTCCAATAACAACGGAGAATGTTGCATTAGCACCTGATGCCTGAGTAATATAATCAGATGTTCCTATGGTATAAGTGCCAGGTGTTCTTGCTGCGTCAGTTGCACCAAAGTTTCCTACAGTCTTAATACCAGATGCATTAGCGTTAACAATAGTTATAACTTCAGATGCTGCATATCCAGATCCATCGTTATTAATTGTAACTCCTGTCACAACACCTGTGTCAACAGTTAAGTCTACAGTCAGTCCAGTACCAGATCCAGATGATGTGGTAGCAATTGCAGATCCTGCTGAATATCCTGTTCCTCCTGTGGCAATTGTTCCTAGAGTTTGAACACCAGATGCGTTAGCATTTGTAATTGTAATAGTATCAGAAGTTGTAAATCCAGTACCATCATTATTGATTGCTGCTGCTGTAACCGCACCAGAGGCATCTACAGATGATATATCAATAGTAAAGTCTGATCCAGATCCATCATTGGT